ACTTCTTTGATGCAAATTAAATGGGGAATATACGGAGCATTTGCTTGGTATATAGTTACACACATAGGAATTATTGAAGCAATGAGGTTAATGTGATAGGATTAATAACTAATGTAGCTCCTATATTTATTGGCTTTGTAATGAAGCTTGTTGCTATAAAATCTAAAGCAGCAACAGATTTACAGAAATTACAATTAGAAGCATTAAGTGCAAGAGAAGGTGTAATTAGTTCAGCTAGAAAAGAAGCACGTAACGAGTCACCTTGGGCAGCTCTTAATAGAAGAGTAATTATATTTGTACTGCTTGGTATTATAATCTTTACCCAAGTAGCACCAGTATTCTTAAATGTTCCAACTGTAATACCAACAGTAATAGAAGGTTTTAGTTTTTTAGGTATAGAACTAACACCAGATAAAATAGAGTATATAACTGTAGAAGGACTGCTAAAGCTGGATTCTGTTTTTCAATGGACTACAATTATTATTGAGTTTTATTTCGGTGCTCAATTAGCAAAAGGATAAATATGACATACAGACAAATTATAAATTCAGTATTACGTAGATTAAGAGAAGATAGTATAGNTNCTGATTGGTCNGGAGATTTAATAGATGCTTCTGGACCTTCAGANTATCAAGTAATGATAGGTGATTTTGTTAATGAAATTAAAAGAGAAGTAGAGGATGCTTGGGATTGGACTTCATTAAGAACTTTAATAACAGTTAATACTGTAGCTAACACAAAGAGTTATGCTTTAGCTGGTTCAACTCAACGTAGTAGAATGATTTCAGTACAAGCTCAAGGTCAAGGAAACATGTTACAATCTGTTCCTGATTCTTGGATTAGGTCAACTAATTATCCTACTGGAAATACGTCAGGTCCTCCTAGTTATTATTCTATTAATTCTGTTGCTAATGGAATACTACAAGCACAGATATATCCAACTCCAAATGAAGTTTATAATGTTGATTTCTATATGGTTGACCCACAGGATGATTTAACAACTGCAACAACAGTCTTGACATGTCCAGAGTTTCCTGTTATAATGGGGGTATGGGCGAGAGCTATAGCGGAAAGAGGAGAGGACGGAGGTTCTTTATCAGACATGGCACAGTTTCAATATCAACAAGCATTGTCAGATGCTATTCAACAAGACGTAGGCAGACATTCAGGTGAGGTAGTTTGGTATGGCAGCTAAGCCTTTACAACCACTTGTATTAGACTCTATAGGCATCTATGGATTAAATAGACAATCGTCTCCAGCAAGTCTACCACCACAGTATTTAACTACAGCTAACAATATTATGTTAGATGAAAAAGGTCGACTTACTACTAGGCAGGGTATACAACAAGTTACTAATCTTATATCTAGTAGTGCTACTGCTAATACTTTAATAGTAAAATCATTAGGTGAGTATAAAAATGCAGCAGGAGCTACAACTATCTTTGCTGGTGCAGGTGCTAACATTTATAAGATGAACACTGCAACTTCTCCTTATACACTAACTGCTCAATCATTCTCCGGTGGTACTACTAAGACAGATGGTAACTGGCAGTTTACAAACTTTAATAACAACTTCTATGGTGCCCAACAAGCTAACAAACCTGTAAATTTTAATGGCACTACTTGGTTAGACTTAGAAGATGTAAGTGGATATTCAAAGCCTAACTCAGTAACTACGTTTACACCTAGTTGTTTACTTGGTGATTTTGGTAGACTTTGGGCAGCAGACATTGGTGAAACTAGGGATGTTGTTTATTATTCTGATTTACTTATTGGTCATAAATTTGAAACTAATGCTGATGGAACTGGTGGTGGATTTTTAGATTTAAAAAAGGTATGGTCAGGTGATGTAATAACAGCAATGGCTTCCTTTATGGGTAAGCTTGTTATCTTTGGTAAGAATAACATTGTTATTTTTAGAGGACCTTGGGATGTTAATGTTGTATCACAAGCAGGAGCTTTTTCATTAGATGAAGTTATTGAAGGTGTTGGATGTATAGCTAGAGATTCAGTACAAGTAATTGGTGATGATATTGTATTTCTAAGTGCATCAGGTGTTCGTTCACTAGGTCGTACAATACAACAAGACACAATGCCACTGACAGATTTAAGTTTAGCAATTAAAGATGAAATAAGAACAAACATTCTTACAACTAATCTTTCATCTGTAAAAGCACAATATGATTTATCAACTGGTTCTTACATACTTGGTTTTCCTGATAGAAATATTGTTTATGTTTTTGATTTTAAAGCCTCAACTCCTGAAGGTGCTCCACGCATAACTACTTGGAATTTTGCTAATCAAAAAAATCCTAATTCTTTTTTATCTACAAATGATTTTTTATATTGTGGATTAGGAGACCTTAATTACGCAGGAAGAATAGCTACTTATTCCGGTTACTTTGATGTTGAAAAAGAAATACTTGCTGGTGTAAGTGAATCTCAATGTACTCTTGCTGGTAACACATGGGATTCAACAGGTGATGGTACTTGTTGGAGAGATGTAGATAACACATATCAAGCAGATTTTAAAACTACTTGGTTAGATTTTGAACAACCAGGAATTTCTAAATTTTTAAAAAGATTTTTAGCTATATGGTCTGGTGGTAAAAATATGAACATGACTTTAAATTGGTATAGAGATTATAATCAAGTTGCTAGTTCAGCTAACTTTACATTAGACCCTAGTTCATCAGGAGCTCCTTCTTTATGGGGTAAGACTATTCTTACTGTTAATAATGCAAAAGTTGTTCAACCTAATAGCACATTGTATGGACCTTTAACAGTAACTACTACTAATGCAGGTTCTTTTGTTACAGGTGACTATTACGCTATTGCAAGTGCTGGTAATACAAACTTTGTAGCAGTGGGAGCAGCAAACAATAATGTAGGTACTATTTTTAAAGCAACAGGAGCTGGTAGTGGAACTGGAACTGCTGTTAGCCATACTCATTCAGGAAGTCAACACACTTTTACAGCTAAGTATGCACCTTCATATAGCCCAGAAGAATATAAAATTTCTTTATCTAAAGCAGCTAAGGTTGTTAGATTTGAAGTAATACAAACAGTAAAAGGCTTTAAAGCTTCTTTACAAAACATTACTATTTTAGCAAAACAAGGAAAAATAAGATGAGCCAATATAATTTACAAATACCATGGTCAGGAAAAGATTCTTTAAATGATACTGACCCAGACAAAGTAGTCAGTGGTGGTGACTTTAATACAGAGTTTCTTGCAGTTAAAACTGCTGTTAATTCTAAAGCAGATTTAGCAGGAAGTGCTTCGCAAGCTTTTAGTGCAACTACTTTAGCAGCTAATGCTAGTCCAACTACACAAGTAGCTACAACACAATACGTAGCAACAGCTATTGGAGCAATTCCTGCAGTAACAGCAGCAGTTGTTAATGCTCTAGTTTACCCAGTAGGTTCTATATATTTTAATATGGCTGTTGCTACAAACCCAGCTACTTTACTAGGTATGGGAACTTGGGTAGCTTATGGTGCTGGTAGAGTTTTAGTTGGTAAAGCAGCTAGTGGAACATTTGATACACTTAATGAAGAACTAGGTTCTGAAACACATGCATTATCTGTTGCTGAATTACCTTCACACACACACACTTTACTTGGTGGTGGTTTTGATGGCAGTTCTGGTGCAGAGCCGGGTAGTACAACAAGTGCAAATTTAGGACAAGGTGGAGCTACTGGTGGTGGAGCAGCACATACAAACTTACAACCTTCAGTCACAGTTTATATGTGGAAGAGAACAGCATGATAATAATTAGGAGAAAGTAATGTCAGCATGGATGCAATTAGGAGCTAGTGTACTAGGTGGTATATTCGCTAACAAACAAGCAAAGAAGGCACAGCAATCAGCAAACCAAAACGCTGACTTTGCTTACAATGAAAGTAGACCACAAAACTATCAAGGAATGTTTGGTGGTTATAATACCGAAACTGGTGAATATCTTAATGAAGATATGCAGGCTCGTATGGATGCCTACATGAACAGAGCAGATGCAACGGGAGCACAAATTGGCAATTACAGTCCTGAGGAATACGCACAGAACATGTATAACATGGATTTACAAATGCTTAATCCTGAACTGCAACAACAATCTTTAGAGAATGAATCAAGATTGTTAGCTCAAGGTAGGTTAGGTTCTACTGGTGGTATAGGTCAAACACAAGGCTTAATGCAAGCACAAAACATGACAAGGCTTGGTCTACGTAGAGATTCATATAACAAATCACAGATGCAGTTAGATAACATGCGAAGAAGGCAACAAGAAGATGCAACTTTTGGTATGGGTATAGGAAGTTTAGCTTCTGGTTATGGTGCTCAGTCTTTAAACTTTGCTAATCAACGAGCACAAAATGCTTGGCAAGCAGCCAACATGAAGTCAGGTGCAGCATTAGGTAGAGCAG